AATGTCCCCTTCGGGACTGGTATTTCTTGCCATGTCTGTTCCTTAATGTGTTGTTTGGCGAATAATAACTGTTTTTTTAAACTTAATTGTCTTCGTCTGGGTTACGGCGCTGGGCGAACCTTGCTCCGTATGCCCGTGAAACTATCTTGTTTACTAACTCTTCTTCAATCGGTGGAACCCCTGGTAAAGGACCATTGCCACCGTCTGACGAAGTTACATTACCATCTCCAGATGGGGCAGGTGCGGGAGCCGCTCCACCGTCTGGAGTCGCAACCATTCCAGTAGCCAACATAATGGCTTGCTGAATTTGGGCACGCATCATGTCAAGAGATCCCTGATCCAGGGCGTCTTCTTGAAGTTCTTCAAAGATTTCAAGCATCTTTTCGTTCGGGAATTCCTCACCAAGTAGACGCAGAGCGCCACGCTTGGACTCAAGACCAAGAGCCATTTTGGCTTGTACTTCATTGAGTTTGATGAGTTGGTCAACAGGCAATGGTTCAGGCCAGTGAACTGTTGTTTTATAAGTCACAGGGTCACCAGGGTTTAATTGAGGTAACTGGTCTGTCTCAGGTTCAGCAGCAAGCAATGGGTTGTAGGTCAACCACTCAGGCTGGAAGATAGCAACCGTACGAATGATCAATTCGTTTACACGCTCAAGACCCTTTGTAAAGTGAATCTTTTTCATCATGAAGCGGTTCATCATTGGCTGATACTGGATAGCCAAAGCAACACCTGATGTGTTAGATACTGGCTGGAATTGACCCAACGCAGTTTCAGGAACACCTGTCATTTCGTGCATGGTGCGCTTAATAAATGCGATGTACTCCAAAGCGCCAGCCATCTCACCACGAGATTCAAGGTTGAATACGTTTGCATCTTTAGGAAGACCTGCCCAAACCTTCTTAGGTCCACGTTCTAGTTGTGAAGCCTTAGCACCAGTGATGATGGTTACAGGAGCGGCGTGGTAGTTAATGATGTCCGAGACTTCAACCATCTTCTCGTTGAGTTCACGGTTGAGAGGGATGATGTCCCAAATGTCTGACTGACCCCAAGGTGACGACGAGATAGTGGAGTTAGGAATGTGGACAATAGGGATCGTTCCCAAAACGTTGTCGTACTGGTCAATGAGTTCGTCGTTAATAAACTGTTGAACTGTTTCATCAGTAAGGATTTCAGTAAATGTATAAACCTGACGAGTACCTTCTGGCGAAGTTCCCCAGAAACGATACTTAAGTTTGAATCTAATGATTCTGTCACGGTCGTGTGGGTGGTACTCAGGGAAGCAATGCGCTGGGTTCAAAGGAATCATACGGACACGCCCCTCATGCGGAATCCCAGCAGGGTCAACAAATGGCTCTTCAAAAGCAACCTTGACAAAGGCGTCACCAGTTACAGAAGCAAGTTGACCTAGTTCCCAAAGAACGTAATGCTTGTTGTTGTCTTGATCCCAAACTCTATGGAGTAGGTGCGGGATGATTGCACCGTTCTGCTCAGGGACTTTAAACTGAACGCCCTTACCAAAACAAAAGTTGGTGATGTAGTCCGACATGGTGCGGACATAGTTCATGTAGAACTGGGATTCGCCCATCTCACGGCGATATGACCAGTGGTGACCTAGGTACCAAGCCCATGCGGCGCCGTACCTGTTGAGGCGAGGTCCATGTACTTCAAACTCTTCGTCTGCGAGTTCAACCAATCCAAGCGGGGAGATAGCAACCGTTAGGTCGCTTGAAGATGCTCTATAAGATGGCGACCAAAAATCAACTGCCATTAGGACATGTGCCCCTGTTCAAAGTTTGTAGGTGTATAAATTGTAGCCTGATATCTAAGTGAGAGTTATTAAGATAAGGCACTGCTTTACTGGCTAGGTTCGCCAGTCCAGACAATAGTTCCCTGACCCGTGCCTGCTTTACGCTTACCACGAGTCCTCTTATCTGGTGCTGTTCGGAACCCCGTAGTCACATGCAACCCAACAGGGGCTGTGCTTTTCAAGTATTCCTCACCCGCACCTTCAGATATTTCAATGTTCTTTTCTTGTGCATACTGTTGGCGAACCTTAGGAGCCGCCACATTTTGCTCAGTCAACTGTCGGTCAACGTTATAGATGGCAAACTGGTCGCCACGCATTGCGGCTGACCGTGCCGCCTGTGCTCCGCTTGTGGTATCGGGATACCTACGGGATACATCAAGAAATACATCTTTTCCAGTATTCCAAGTACCTAGATTGCTATCTCTTTTATTTAGTACAGCCTTGTGTTCCTTAGATGTAGCAAATTCGGAAATATCATCAGATGTAATACTGGAAGTCGGGACAGTCTTCTCATGCCCAGGAATAGACACCATTGTTCCTGTAGTAGGGGTTTTACCCGTTTTCAAGTTTACGGTGTACCCCGTGCCCGTTAATGTGTTGTCTAACACAGTCTTGGGGTCTATTGGGTATGTCCAATCCTCACCAGTATTGTGAGGTACTTGACGAGCCATTACTTTTTAGCGGCTGCCTTTTTAGCAGGAGCCTTCTTGACAGGTACGTTTGTCATAGCGACGGCTACTTCTTTAGCGGCTGGGAGGCGACCAAAAGCACCATCGTTAGGGTTGATTGCTCGCAAGGCTACTGGAGCAAGAGCCGCCAATAGTGAGTAAGCAAGTGTCTGTGGGTCAGTTACACCCGACATGTAGAGAGCAAGACCAGCACCGAGTACTGAACGTCCGTACGATGCGAGCATGCTTTTTAGTTGTTCTGTGTTCATAACACTCCTTGAATAGGTTTAGATTGATTATACCGTTTTACGGGTTCTGGTGCTTTCTTGTCCTTGAACATACGTTTGGTATGGGGGACCTGTATACGGGTCAAACCTAGCCGCAATATTAAGAGCCTTAAGGGCACTCGTTTTAGCCTGCTGGGCTGTCCACTTCTTTTTGTTCATCATGACCTGTAGGGCGCCTAGGGCGTAATGCGCCCCAGACCCTATGGCGTAGATACCACTGGATTCTGAGCACCATGCGTAGTCACCGTCAACCATGTAGATAACGCCATTGACTACCACAATGATGCTGGATCCCTGTTCTGCAATGTGCTGTTTGTTTTCATTGAGGTCTGGAATTGAGTAACCCTGTGCATCAAAACACTCACGCAATGAAGGAATGAACTTGGCAGTAAAGAACTGATCAAGTCTTTTTCCTTTTAGATTTGGAGGGACTGCTGGGGGCTGGAAGACATGGTGCAAGATATTGATTGCACGCACATCCCCAGCCGCTCCTAGCAAGTACTTACCATTAGTAGACACCTTGCTTGAACCTTCACGAAGCGTTCCAGTTTGAGCAAGACCGTCAGCAAACATAGTTGAGATACGTGAGTCAACACATACCACAGCAAAGCCGTCACCTTGAATGCCAACGATTGTTGTCATTAGTCTGCTTGGTATTCTTTACCTTGGTACATTCCCCATCCGTTGTAGATAGGAATGACGTCGTAAGAGAAACGATGTTGGTTGTCATCTTCGTAACGAACGATGCCTAAACCTTGTTGCCAATTTTCGTGACGAGTCAACGGGCGTCCGTCAAGATCTACACCGCCTCTAGTGGAGGGAATAGCGCCGTCAATTCTGGCAAGACAACCAGGAGAAGCAGCCATGATGGTGCGTGGACCATCAAAGTCTTCACGTGTTTTGAATGCTGTTTCAATGCGGTGAATATGCCCATAGATAACGCTCGTCTTTTCTTGGTTGAGGTAGATGTGTGCAGTTGAACCTGACGACTTCACACGATCGCCGTGAATGATTCGGAGTTTCTCATTAACCCAATAATCAGATGCTGGGTATCCTGGCTTGTAAATTACATTGAAGTCATCCATACGACAAAGGTATGGAACACTCAAAACAGGCCATGATTCTGGGGTGTTTCCTTTGCGCAAACCATAAGCGGCTGATGCATTTACCAAGAGGTACTTAGGCATACGCTCTTCGTGGTTACCAGCAAGCCATACGATTTCTGCATCAGGAGCCGCAGAACGCACCTGTGCACAGAACACTGTTGCACGATCAATTGATGCTTGCGTAGTTTGTGCATACGCAGGGTATGTCAAGTACTTACCCATCTCAGGGAAGTCCAAGTTGTCACCAACACAAATAACAGCATCAGGATTTACTTCTTCAATGATCTTGAGTGCAACACTAAGTGCCTTCTCATCATGAGTTGGTTCTAGTGTTCCATCACGTCCACGGTAATAACCGATTTGAATGTCAGGAACAACAACACATGTTTTAAATGTTGATGCTTTCTTTACTTTTGCTTTAGGCACTGGCATTTTAATTGCGGGACCTTGTGTAACAACAGGCCACTCAGGACCAGTTTCCCACTTAGGAGAAAACTGAATAGCGGCGAGATCATGGATATGCGCCTCACCATCAGAGTCTTTTGACATTGCTTGGTACAACTTGACACGCTTGATGTCACCAATTTCATTGATGTCAATGTTCTTGCTTTCAAGCATTTCAACTAATTTACCAAGCAACTTACTTTTGTCTTGTGGTGCGGTTGTTAACGCTTTTGCTAGTTCACTCATTGTGCATCTCCTTGGTAACAGCAACACTCTTTGTTGACGTGTCGCTGGATCGTACTTATACTCACGTTGTAACCATGTTGGCGCATAACTTTAGTAAGCCATGATGCACTGTATGATTTGCTTTTACCTAAACCGTTATCCTCACGAATGAGTTCAATTGCACGGTTTATTGCTTCTTGTTCGTCAGCAGACATTTTGTCTACTGTTCTGGTGAACTTACATGCGTCTGCCGAAAGATTAGTTCGGGGAGAAAGCAGGGCGTCCAGCAGTGTTATTTTCTGCTCTTGTTGTTTCACAAATACCTAACCTTTTCCAATTCAGAATTACGGTCAGGAATATCCTAGCACCCAGTTCATGGGTGTGTCATGTATCACTTCTTAGCGTCTAGGTGCCAATCAATGTGGTTCTCAAGACGTTCGGATACTGCTTCTACTTTGTCTCCAACGCTGTCAACACTGCGTCTTACACTCTTTAAATGAAGCATGACCATTCCGTGGTCATTGCGGTTCTCTCTACGGAGTTCTTTTAATTGTTTAATCCCTGCGCCAACAACTCCAGCAACAGTGGTAATGAGGGTGGCAATGATGAGTGCCCATGCATCTGTCATAGTTAATCAACTATTCCCCTCTGTCGGCGCCAGTTTACCCAACCTACAGCCTGTGCTTGGCTTGGGAGCATCCCTAAGTTACCAGCGGCATTACGATGCGCTTCAGAAAATGTGTTGTATCTAGTAGGAGTCTGTAGCCCACGGTCAGCACTCCCAAGTACACGACCAACAGTAATATCGTGAGCATGACGATCAATTGTCACGGCTTCAGGGTCATCTGGGTTAACAATGTTTTTAAAGAAGTTCCCTGTTTTCCTGTCCATTGGTAAATGTTGTTCTGGCTGTGCGGAACCCTCAAGGACTGAACGAGCCTGTGATACCTGCCGCCCAGTTACAAAACCACCACTAGCGGTTCCAGTATCCCTTAATTGGCGTGCCATACGCTGGTTGTCATTCCAACCAACCTGCGAACTTAGGATTGCAATAGCGCCAGCCCCACGGCGTACATCGCCTTTTCCAATTTCAGTTGCAAAATCATGGGCACGCTTATACCAGTCCATACCAGATTTAACATCTTCTGGACTAGCCGTTTTTACGGCGTGGGTGACGTTATGAACCATGCGATTAAATTGGCTTGGATGTAACTTATCCATACGAGCACCCAATGCATTAGTAGGGTCCCAAGCACCAATGTTCTTACTTCCCTCTTTTGGAAGTACTCGCTTATAACCATGTGCTACAGGATCAAAGCCACGACCAGTAGGAAGGCTTAGTTCTCCACTGTTTTCTGGTACATACAAATCGCCAGTATCCTTAGCCATCAGATGCCATCCTTATTTTCAGGGTTAGCCTCTACGTATGCACGGGTGCCTTGTGCACGTCGTCGCATTGGGTCTTGCGGGCGGTGGTTCATACGAACACCTGTAGAAGTTTTATTTAAACCAGATCGCATAGGCTTAAACAGATCAAGCGCATCTTGATAACCAACACCAAGTCCTGACATGTTGCGCTTCATGTCAATACCACCCCTAGGTCCTGGGGTTTTTCCAACTAGTGGATTGCGGTCACTTGTACCGTAATCAGGGCGTCGGTACTGTTGGTGAGTATCGTGGAATTGTTGTTTACGGGACTTCATTGCCCCTGTAAAGAATCCTGCCCCAGCATAAACTTGACCAATCGCTATCCCAGACTGGGTATTAGTAGGGGGAGTCGTTGGACTCCCCCCACTCTCAACAGCGCTGTCAGTTGTGCTGGCGCCTGCATCGGCGCCGCCTTCCATAACTAGTCGTTAACGACTGTTGGATTCATGCGGTTCATGTGCCCGCCGCTGTTTTGCTCGTACTCAAATGCTGGCATACCGTCGCCTGCCATTGAACCTTGAACGAATTCTGAAAGAACCGAAGGTGCCTCAATCCATGAAGCCGAACCTACATGAGCACGCTCACGCATTGTCTCTTCAGGGTACTTGTAGAACATCTCTGGGTTGTTGTGGTTCTGACGACCAGGAGCCGACGATGGGTCAGCGTATGCACCACGAGCAAAGTCGTTAGGTACATCTGTGTCAGTTGCTACGCCTTCTTCAAAGCGAAGTGGTCCACGGTTGCCTGGGATACTTGGCGCCATTGAACGCTCGTAAACGTTCGGGGAGCGTTCTGGAAATTGTGGTGCTGGTGCTACGTTCACGTAAGCCTCCGTAATAGGGGTTTTTTAACTTGTTACTAGAGTACCATTAATTAAAGAATGGATTTTCTGCTACTTGGATCGTAGGCAGGGTGTCATGCATGGACATGAAACAGGCGATCGCCAAGGAGTCTGGGTAGTCGTCAAAGGCGCCCTTTTCGTCAGGTGCCTCAGCCAACATATACGGACCACGGTAGGTCTTTTCTAGGTCGCTCATTTGCTGATTAAAGCGCTTCCATCCACGGGTACGCCGTGCTTTAGAGTGCCCTGGAATTATTAATTGATCTCTCTGAATCAACTCTGTAAGATGTACCCATCTTTCATGCTGTGCCTTTGAGTCTGATGAGATTGCAACAACATCTATGTCTGGCAGAAGTACTTGGAAGCGCTCGGCTACCGCACCACCAACACCTTGAGAGTCAATGCCAATTCTGATCGGGTCATAGTTTCTTAAGAAGTCAATAATCTGGAAGTACTGGGATTCCCATTCTTCGTTGTTAATCTCCAACCAGTTAAGAACACGATGCTCATGGAAGCCAAAAGGGTCTGGATGGTCCCAGTCAACCCAACAGACCGTCACTACGGTGGAGTCGTTAGATCGGGCAACGTCAATACCGACTACTACAGGGGTACGCCACCACTGCTTCACAAGAGCCATAGAGGGGTCATACAGGCGTTCTAAGCGCTCATCGGTTACAAACATACCTCGGTCAAGCACCCACTTGTTGCAGTAGGACATCTGGAACTCGTCTGAGTCCTCACCGATCCGCAACTTCTCCTTAGCAATAAACTTGGCGTAGTTCGGGTTGTACTTTGAGGCAACACGGTAGTCATATTCAAAGTGGCATGGTCGTGACTTTTTACCGTTGACCATACGTCGCTTGTTGTACTGGATCATCTTGTAGAAGTAAGACTTGTTACGGGTAGCCGTTCCTGTCAAACAGATACTGCCGTTGTTAAACGCCAACATCGGTTTAATTGACTTGGCAATCATGTACTCGTCGGCTTCCTGAGCCTCGTCAATCATGACGAAGTGGTACGTCTTTGATTCAATCTTTGCTTTTGGGTTACAAGTCTGCATACGGCAGAGCGAGCCAGAATGCTTCAGAGTGATGATGCGACCTTTACCACGAGCGCCACCTGATGTTGCTTTGTCATCAATCTCAGGATCCAGCAAGAAGTCCATTGCATGATCACTAGTGAGTTTGCCAACGATACGACTAAACACTGTGTCTGCTTGGTCTTCTACTGGGGCGAACACGCCACACCAAAAGCCCTTTTCAAACTTGTCAAGCCATGTCGGATAAACCTTTGCTAACTTAGGCAAGATCACCATGAGTGAAGCCATGACGTTAGAGAGCACCTCAGATTTACCAGATTGACGTGTAGCCACTACCGTCATTTCCTCACCGTCACCAAGGATTACAGACTCAATCAATCGGTAGGCAATTGGGATCTGGTACGGGAATAGTTCCACATCGCAGAACTCTTCGGTAAACACAATAATGCGTTTTACCAACACGTCCACAAACTCTGCTGAAGTCTCGTCCAGTTCGTCTGCTACGTCCTCGGCTAAGAGGTTCTCGTCTAGTTCGTC